TTATCCTTCTTAGTTTCGCCGTCAGGAATGGTGTTTTGATCTTTCATGAGATAGAGCAACTGATACTATTTAAGGAATTGTTTCTCATATTGTTTGTGTTCGGGAAGAACTTCTAAGACGTTAGTTTCTACTTTTTGTGCATACTTCCAGTGAGTTCTACCCTTCGGTCGTTGATACAAATCAATACCTAAGTGTTTGTACTTGAGATGCGTAGGTGCAAATACTCGGAATCCTTCATCATCATTAGTGGTAAGATCTGAAAGGTCTTCATTCTCCTTTTTCGTCACAATAATAGTGCGACAAGAGTAGAAAAAAATCTTCCTGAAGGTCTCTAGATCATCTAGATATATGTCTTGATTGTCCATAATCATGCGACCAACGAATTGAGGAGAATAACAATGATCAAGGACAATCTTGTCTCCATTGAGTTTATTCACATAACCATTTTCACTGATTAACCCACTAGGATTGGGATTACCAGAATCAAACACTCCCTGATAAAAATCGCGAGTGATTGCACGGCACCACTCATCAGTTCTGTTCCAGTTGTGAACATTTGAACGAAGATTGTTAAAAGTTTTCTCACAATAAACGTTCCAGTCTTTTTCTTGTTTTTTAGTCATGATCAGCGACGAACGGTGGAGATTGCGGGTTGACCTTGGTTGAACACGGTATCAACGACTGCCTGGACACTCCTGGCAGTGCCGATACCCACTTTATCATAAACAGGGACACAGACAAGCCCAAACGTCTTCTGGCGGTCGCCCAGACGGATCACACGACCGATTGACTGACTGATGCCAATGTAGTCCATGTTACGCATGAACAACACAGCTTCCAGTCCCTTGACGTTCATACCTTCGGACAGAATAGAGTGGTGAATAACCACAAACTTCTTAGAAGAATCACGTCCCCAAGCATTCAGAGTGTTGAAGAACTGTTCACGGGTGACTACATGACCGTTGATGATTGCACCAGTCTTAGATGTGATTACCATCCAAGAATAACCACGTTCGGTCAACTCTGCACAGAACAAAGACTCCTGAATAAGATTGATGATCTGTTTCGTAGAACGTGCAGCAATCAGGATTTTGTTGAGAGAGTTGTCATCAATGGTGTCCAACAGATTCTTACAATCAGACTGTTTCGCATCACCAGAAGGCAACTCCTTGATGACAACTTTAGGAGGGAGAATGTAACCCTCGTCAACAAGTTTGGTTGCAGGAACATTGCAAATGACCTGACCATAGATCTCAGGATCATTCATCCCTGGTTTGAATACAGTCAGAGAATGTTTCGGAGTCGCAGTAAAGAAATACTTTCTGTGAGCACGGAATGCCATGTTTTCAGTGGCAGGAAAGAAGTTCCGTTTGACACTGTTGTGTGCCTCATCAAAGTAGATGTTATCTACTTGAATCTTACTCTCATAAACTTTGTGGAGAGAGTTGTAGGTAGTAAAGATCAAAGAAGAACGATTGTTCTTCCAACAGAAGTGATTGAAATCTTCGATTGCAGAGACTTTAGTGGTTCTGAGGTGCGTAGTCTCACCACTGTGAACGTGCAGAATCTCAACATCTTCAATGTCAATATGCTCAAGGAACTCAGAACAGAGTTGTTCTGCCAAGAGAATACGAGGAGCAACTACAACAATAGTAGAAATATCAAGTCTATCGATAGTATCAATGGCATCTCTGATCATGCACATTGTCTTACCGCCACCAGTAGGCACAATGATCTGTCCACGATTGTGTTTAAGCATTGCATCACATGCTTCACGTTGGTGGGGACGGAGTTGCATAACCTTCTGTCGATGAATATATGATATGACAAAAAAGGGGACTCGGCGAGCCCCCTGTGACAGTTATTCAACTGGTTTTGCCCCTAATGTTAGGTTTTCTTTTTTAGTTTGAATCACGGTATTATCCCATGTAGCATGTCCTCCATCTTTATGAGGCGTATGTTTGTGACCTTTGTGATACTCAGCAGTTTGTAACTTCTCAAGCATAATCTCTGACCCATCAGGTGTTGTGAGATCTTGTTCAAGAGCAACGCCCAGTTTTGTCCAATTATTTACAACTCTTGGCCTGTTGTCTTCTACATACTTGTCAACATCTAGTTTTTCCAAGATTAGTCTATTTCTCAATACATTATTCTGTGGTTGTAGACCGCCTATCATCAATTCAAAACTCTTGGGAACTTTCCAAGCATTTTTTGAAAACTCGGGTGGTGATTCATGTAATGTTTTATCTTGCACGAGTTTACTACAAACTTTGATGTAGTCAAGTATGAATTGATCTATCTTATGGTTCAAGAAATGTTTATCATCTTTGATCACGTTCAACCATATTACCCATAGATCAAATATACAATTCTTATTTGGAATTGATTTTAACTTTTGATTAGATAGAACCTCTTTAAAAAATTGTCTTAACTTCTTATCCACTTCTTTAAAGTTTTTATCTTGGGGAGAATCTACAGCGTACATATTCCACAAGTTTTTATCATCAGGATTACATTTTACATCATCAGCGCACCACATGTAAGCCATTTTAGCCAAATATCCATCAAGTCCTCTTCTATTCAACTCTTTTTCGCCAAACCAATTATCAAAGTAATTCACAAACTCTGTCGCCAAGTTACGAATGACTGTAGCAATTTGTGATGTCTTTGCGTTTCTCTTCTCAGGTTGATTTAACTCTTTACCAGAGTTGACTTGAACGAATAAGTCAGATAATTCATCTCTTGATGAATTTGTGTAAGATGTGATAGTAATTGGCAGATTATGAAATATTTCCTTCAATCTTGATGGCATGGTGCCAAAAGTATTATTATGAGAATCAATGTTACCAGTAAATCTTAATGTTTTTCCATTTCTAGTTACGAATTCAATGTCGTAATAAGAACAAGGTAGAGGAACTTTACCAGCTAAGAAATCAGCAATAGCAACTTTTCTGTTATGTCCATCAACAATCAACCATTTGATTTTTTTCTCTAACCACTCTTTGAAGTATGTGAAATCAGACGTTGATGAGTCTCGCCAATATTCCATGCAAGATTCATTGTCCGATAGAATAATATCAGATGGCGCCTCTCCTGTAATAAGTGATCTGATATATTCACTTTGGAGTTCTACTGTCCATCTTGTCCATTGACCAGCCTGAAATGTGACATCAGCCATCATATAAACTAAGATTTTAGCAAAATCAGAGATAGTCATACTAATGTGTTGACTCTGTTGTCTCTTAAAAACTTTGAGGTCAGACATGATAAAGAAAATTTAGTTAATTAGAGATTCATCAACAAGGTCAATATACGATGGTCAGAGGTGGGTGGCAACACCCTGACCTATTTGATTTTCTTATGGATGAAACTCACCGCACTTTTATAGTTACGGGAGACCTTCACCCAGTTGCCATTATTGATGATCGCAAGTTTTTTTGATCCTGCGATAGGAATGGCAGCCCACATTCCATCCTTAGTAACATAAGGCCTGGTGCAAGGTTTGGGATCTAGAATACTATCCCATCGATTCATCTCACCGTAGTTCATACTCATCAAACAATACACTTTCCATCTTGTGAGCTTCAACCTCGTGTGGTTGATTCTCATACTCATACTTCTCTACAGGTTCTAGAGAATAACACAACTTACCATAACGATGTCGCAAGTCACCACGAATCCACTGAGCAACATGTGTCAACTCATGAAATAGAGTGATGAGATACAACTCTCGATCCATGTTTGCTTGCAGTTCGATCAGAAAGTGTCGGGGACGATAACATTCACCCACAACATCACAGTAACCTACAACCTTTTCACGTTTCAGTCCCTTGTGTTCAATCTCGACTGAAATCTTGTGACGTGGAAAATACGTTCTCAAAAACCAAGAGGTAGCATCCTCGCAGAGTTTTTTAGAATAACCGTATCCAGAATGACAGATGCTAGACATGTACCCCAGTGAAGAAACCAAACAAAAGATGAAACGAAGACAAGTTTTTCTTTCGCTGTCATAAAGGGACGCGACTTCATCTAAGGTATCACCCCTGGCAACCTTTGGCAAGGGGCTTGACAGGACTTTATTCCATGAGTAGGATCAACTCTGTTACGGTTGATAGAAACCAGCTCTATGAAGTTCAAAGTCAGTTACATGAAACCAAAGAAAAAAGGTTACTACTCACAACAAGTAGCAACCTTTTATGATGAACGTGATGCATTGAACTGGGAACATCACATTCGTAGGAATGGATGCAAAGAAATC